GGCAAATAATGTCAGTCGAAACGACATCACTTGCTTACGTTGCCCCTCTCCTGGATGAGAAATTTGTAAGTGCGGAGTCTGTGCTGGACTCCAAACTCATTTCAAAAAGCCAGGAGGGGTGTTCCCTTGGCAGGGCGGAAAATCTCCCGACCCTGTTTGAAGCGACGAATGGTCGCACCACGGAAACATGTAGCAGCTGTAAAGCAGTCTGGCATGTTCTCTGTGTGGTACGTTACGTCTTTTCCGAGTTTAAGATGGAGTCTGACAAGAAGAGCGACGCGAAACTGTTGAATGAGTTTGCGAAGCTCCATCGACTCCACGAGAAACGCCTCTTGATGAAATATCTCAAGTTTAAATGTGCGATCTCGTTCAGCCACTATCTGCGCAATCCTGCGCCGAAGTTGGATGATGAGCTTAAGTCGGAGGGGGTTACTTCTACCCCTTGGTGGGCTGGAGGCCGCTATCATCAATTCCAACGTTTAATGTATCTGCGTCGCACGAATGAGGCGGCGCAGTTTACTTATTCGCTGTTAATGATGAAGAAGGGCTTCCCCCGCCCGGATGAGGACGATGTGAAGGCTGCCGAGAAGCAGGCCTTGCTCACAATGACAACTCCCATGGCGCAGTCTGAGCGACGCGACGTGGCGATTGATGTCGTTGGTGAGTACGTCCGACGTATTGTCAAACAGGTCTTCCGACCGATTGACTGGGATAATGAGCTTCCATGTTGGTGGTCCATGTCTGGACACTATGGTGCCAAATCTTCTCAAGGCGGTGCCTTGGTTCAGTTGCGAGATGCTGGTCTCGCACCTGATCCTCGTGCAATTACCCTTGAGAGGTGGGTCAACATGGAGCGAGAATGCATTGAGGACGAAGAGAGCCCGACGTACACCATGACTAGTGTAGCACAAGCGGAGCTTCGTCGCGTTCAACGCAATCTCGTGGCTGCAGGACTTGAAGAACGGTCCTTTTGCAAACCGGTAGGTCTGCCGGAGCCACTCAAAATCCGAATGGTTACAGTCGGTCCGGTGTTTCGATATGCTGCTTGCGGCGTGATTCAAAAGAGAATCTGGCAACAGCTCAAAACGGACAAGCACTTTGCTATAGGCGCACCAATAACGATTCCCTACCTTCAACAATGGCTGGGGCGTCTGGCGCCTGGAAACAAGTGGTGCTCCGGCGACTATAAAGCTGCCACCGACAACTTGTCGATGGAACTGTCAGAGCACATTGCAAATCAGATCGCAGATGCGACCGATATGCCAATGTGCTACCGACAGCTCTTCGTCGAGGCCCTCACTGGTCATGAGTATGACATGGGGGACGGTACCTACGCAC